CATATGCTTATGATTTTCCTAAACCTGTTATATCATGTGGTGTAGTATTAAATAATGGTAAACTACCTATTGTAGAACCAATGGAACTATAAATCAAATAATTATGGAAACTCAAATTGAAAAACCTATTGTCTATGTGATAGACTGGGAAAAAGTAAGAACCCTTAAAGAGGTTAAACTAATTTTGGAAGGATTAAACCTTACAGTTACAAGTCCTACACCAGAGTTAATGAGAATATGTAAACTACCTGATAGGAAATAGTCATGAAAAGAGAGATATTCAAAGATATACCTTTAGATGGTTTTGAAAACTATAGAGTAAGTAATAGAGGAAAGTTACTCAATATAGTAACAGGAAACATTATAACAGCACACCATGATAAAGATGGTTATCTGATTGCTACTCTATGTATTGATAAAGAAGCAAAACAAGTTAAACTACACAGAATGGTTGGATATGCTTTTGTTCCTAATCCTTTCAATAAACCCTGCATTAATCATAAAGATGGTGTGAAAGATAATAACTACTTTGAGAATGTGGAATGGTGTACACATCAAGAGAACATGACTCATGCTGTTAAGAACAATCTCTTGGTTAAAGGAGAGAATCATCCACAAGCAAAACTCACAGAATATCAAGTACAGCTCATAAGAGAGGACTTAAAAAACAATGTAAAGATTAAAGATATTGCAGAAGACTTTGGTGTTGGTACAACAGCAATAAGCAATATTAAGTTAAAAAAGAAGTGGAAACATGTAATATAGTTTGTCATGTTAAGAAATGAAATTAATAATTGGAAAAACTTCAGAGAGATACTGAAGCTCATGGTAATACCAAAACCAAAAGTGCTGAACATAAGAGATTTCTACACTGAGGAGTTAGACTTCTTAGTACAGAGCAGTTTAGTATTTAAGAAATATGGTAAACCAAATACTATAACAGGTATTGCAGATTGTTTTATGTCAAGTATAAAAGACATATTTGTGTATGCTCTAAAGGAAGATGAATTTGAAGTGCTTGAATTACTGGATAAAGTTGTAGTGTGTCAATTTAACATCTTTGCAGGATATGCAGAGTTATATCTCACAGAACACAATACAAGGATAGAAGTTCAAAGAACACTTTGTTCTATGGAAGAATTCTATAATGATTTTAAATTGAAACAACTTAATAAATATGGATATTATGAATAATGAATATACAATAGAGGATTATGTTAGACAAAATCCTGATGATGCACATATTAAATTGTATGTGCATTTCCTAGTAATAACTCCTAAAGAAGAAATGGAGGGTATTACAGATGATATGATACTACATTTTGATTTAGGTGGAATGGTATATAACATATCTCTTGGTGACCTGAAGGCAAAAGTAAGAGAGGAAAGTGATAAACGTGGAAATGGTAAGACAGACATATAATAGATGGCTGAAACTTGCCTTAGTTATTTCTAAAGGTAATAAGTTTATAGCTGAAGAGGTGCTACACATAGTGCTTCTTGAGCTATTGACTAAATTTGACATTAATAATGTCACAGATAATTACATATTTATGGCTCTAAAAAATAGATATATTAGTTTTGTGAAAGCAGAAAGCAAACATGAGGGATTTAATTTGTCTTTAGACAAAGAGGATGATAATACTTATGTTGAAGGTGACCATGATAATCAACTAAGTCTAACCAAGAAGATATTACATGGATTAGATGAAGCAGATAAACAGATATTCACCCTGCATTTTACAAGAGGTTTCTCCCAGAGAAAAATATCAAGAGAAATGGGTCTTAGATTATATCATGTAATTTCAAGAGTAAAGTATATCAAACAATTAATAAAACAAGATTATGAAAAGTCCAAAGAAACCAGCAGCAAAGCCTGCTGTTAAACAAACACCTCCTGAGGATATACCTGTGGTACAACCAGAGTTAATAAGAATAGATGAACTGAAAGAAAAGTCAGTTGACTCTCCATCTGCAGGATTGGGTGATACTATTGCAAAGATTACTGGTGCCTTGGGTATTAAGCAATGTGAAGCATGTATAAAAAGAAAAGAAATCCTTAATAGACAATTCAGTTATCTTGAATTAAGTAGAGATGTAACAGAAGAAGAAGGATTGTTTATGCAAAGATTAAACATCAGACCAGGTTACATAGCTGATGCAGATATTGCACCATTATTTGCTTTATATAACAGTCTGTTTAATAAGAGATTAACAGCATGTAGATGTGGTGGTGTAGTAAATCAAATAATGGATACTATTAACAGAAGTTTTAAATATCACAGACAATCATGAAAACTACATCTAAACAAGAAAGAAGAAACATTATAGTGCAGGTAATAAGTGAATTAATTGTTGTACCTGTTTTACTATTTTTACTTATGCTTTGGGTAGGAGCATATACTTCAATAGCTCAAATATATTGTATAATTGTTGGTTTTCAAATACTGGCAGCAATCCTTTCTGTAATTACACAGAAAGTTACTAAAGATGATGATGATGGAAAAGGATCTAACATTTAAACAGAAGTTGTTTATTAAACATTATATGACAAATGGATATAATGCTACTAAAGCATATATGTCAGCATATCCTGACAGTAGCTATGATTCTGCAAGGTCAAGTGCTCCTGATTTACTTGCAAATCCTAACATTAAGGAGTATCTTAAGAAAGAACAAGATGAGGTAGCTGATGCTCTGTTGATTACAAAGGAAAAGCTTGTGATAAAGCTTCTTGAGATAATTAATAGTGATAGTGCAAGAAACAGTGATAAGGTAAGTGCTACTAAATTGTTAGGAGAGATGTCAGGATTTAAAGATGTGAAAGGAATTAGTGTAACTTTTGATACTAAATCATTATCTGATTTATTAAACTTTGGTGAAGGTGAGTAAGATAACATTACATAAGAAGTATAAATCTCTGTTTAAAAACAACAGCAGATATAATATTGTTACAGGAGGAAGAGGTAGCTCTAAATCCTTCAGTGTATCTACTTACTTATGTTTGCTATTACAGTTTGAGAATAATCATACTATACTTTACACAAGATACACTCTGATTAGTGCTACCATTAGTATCATACCAGAGTTCTTAGAAAAGATTAAGATATTAGGGTTAGAACCCTATTTTATTATAACTCAGGACACTATCACAAATAACCTCACAGGAAGCAAGATAATCTTTAAGGGGATAAGAACATCAAGTGGTGACCAAACTGCTAACCTGAAGTCTCTACAAGGTGTTGACACATGGGTAATGGATGAAGCAGAGGAATTAATTGATGAAGATATATTTGATAAGATAAATTTAAGCATAAGAAGTACACTAAGACCAAATAAGATTATCCTAATCTTAAACCCTGCTACAAAAGTTCACTGGATATATAAAAGATTCTTTGAACAACAAGGTATCACACCTGGGTATAATGGTGTTAGGGAAGATGTTAATTATATACACACTTCCTACTTAGATAACTTAGATAACCTAAGTCCTTCATTTATTACTGAGGTGGAGTATATGAAGTTACATAATCTGCTTAAGTTCAATCACATCATTATGGGTGGTTGGTTAGATACAGCAGAAGGAGTTATATTTACTAACTGGGAATATGGAATCTTTGATGATACTTTAGAATATGGATTTGGTGCAGACTTTGGATTTAAGAGTGACCCTACCACATTAGTAAGAGTAGCAATTGATAAGAAGAAAAGAATTATCTATCTATCTGAGGAGTTATATCAAGAACACCTAACTACTACAGAGATATATGATGCTATTAAACATACAGTAGAAAGAAAAGAAATCATTGGTGATAATAGTGAACCAAGATTGATAGAAGAATTGAAACTCAAAGGAGTTAATATAAAACCTTGTGTGAAAGGTGCAGGTAGTGTAGGTGTAGGTATTAAGATTATGCAGGATTACAAACTAGTAGTAACAAGTACTTCAGTTAACCTTGCAAGAGAATTAAATAACTATTGCTGGTCTGACAGAAAGTCAGATACTCCTATAGATATGTACAATCACTGCTTAGATGCAGCAAGATATAGAGTATCACATATACTCAAAAATCCAACAGTAACTAAATATTATGTAAGATGATAATCACATTAGAAAAATATATGAAGATACAAGAGTTGCAGAAGCTACATGCAAAAGATTCTGATGCTTTAGGTATAGCAATAATCAAACTCTTTAAAGCACAAGATGCACCAATAGAAGAAGCTACTGCTTTGTTAACAGACATTACCAAGCAATTGCTTCACACAAAGGATTTACCTCTTGTTCACAGATTCAAACAGGATGGTATAAGCTTTGGATTTATACCTAACTTAGAAGATATTACTGTAGGTGAGTTTATAGATTTGGATGCATTAATGCAGAAAGATAATTTACAATTGGATCAACTCATGTCTGTATTATACAGACCTGTCAAAAAGTCATGGTTTAACACATATTCCATAGAGCCATATACAGGAACTGATAAATACATTGAGACATATCTAAAGACTGATTTCAGAATTATATTAGGTGCTATCTTTTTTTTTGCACTTTTAAAAAGAAGTTTATTGAACCATTTGGACACTTATACACAAGAGAAGAACCTAGAGAAGGAGAAAGTTTAGTAACTTTCACTGAAGAAGATAAGTTTGCTGAAGAGATGGGTTGGTACCCAATGCTGTACACAGCAGCACATGAAGATTATACAAAAATAAACCAGGTAGTTAATTCAAGAGCTGATGAGTTTCTAACCTTTGTAAATTTCTATAAGAGAAAAAGTCAGCTGGACATTAAAAGAATTAATTCTAAATAAACAAAGTTATGCAAGCATTTTATAAAGTAACCCAGAAGATTAAAGACCTGTTGATGGCAGACTTAAGTGTGCACACTGTATTATTTGGTGTGGATAACTATAGAGATTTATATAAGAAAGCTATATATCCTGTAGTGCATATAAATCCTGTAGGTAGCAACTATGATTCTTCTCAGCAAAATGTTATAACTCTTGAGATTTCTGCATTAGACCAAAGAGATTTATCCAACTCTGAGGTAAAAGATAAATGGTTAAGCAATGATAATCAGATAGATACACTTAACACATGTCATGCTATCCTTAACAGGTTAATAGCAGCATTAAGATATACACATAATGATGGTATAGAAATATTATCTGTTACAGAAGCAGTACCTGTACTATTCAGAGAATTAGATTTAGTAGATGGTTGGTTAATAACTATTACACTTGCAGTACCAAATACTATTGATGTTTGTGTAATGCCTGATGGTGGAAGCTTTGCATATACCTTCTCTCCTTTAGGATTTGTAGCAAGTGGTGATTCCTGTAGTGATGTATCTACAGGATTGACGCTATACAGTTTTGATAATCCTCCATTAATAGGAACAGTGTTATATTCAGATGTAAATCTTACTGTTCCTTTCTTAGGTAACAATCTTTGGAGAAAAGCATCAGGTACTAATACTTATCAGATTGATGATAATGGTATAGTTATGAATATCACTACATGTTCTACATTACCTGCTAATCAATTTAACTTCTCACAGGAAGGAAAACCTTCTGGAAATGATGCATGTGGTGACCCTCATCAGATGTCTTTGTTCTCTACAAGCACTGTGTTACAAGTAGGAAGCAAAATGTATACAGATTTTGCACTACAAAATGTATTTGTTGGTAATACTTTCTGGTATAAATCAGAGAATCAAGCATATTTAATAGATATTAATGGTAATATCCTTGAGATATTCACATGTTCTGCTGCATTATTTCAATATAATTTCACAGAACCAGGTACAAATACTGCTTTAGAAAACTGTAATGATGAAGATTTTAGTCTTATTCTATACTCAATATCTCCTTTCATGGTAGATGGTATAACATTATTTACAGATTTTGTGTTATCAACACCTTTTCCAGGTGGTAATTTGTTCTATAAAGCTTCTGCAAATGGAGTAATCTTCCAGATTGATAACAATGGTCTTACTTCAGGAGGTACCACACCATGTCCTCCTGTGTGTTCTTTAGGATATGGATACAGTGTAGGTATATATGATTGTGCTTGTAACTTCATAGGACCAGGTAGCATAACTAATGAGACAGCACTTACTGCAAATAAATGGTACTATGACATAGTGTCAGATAGAAAGATTACAATAACAGGATTCAATGGATGTTCCTCTGGTTTTACCAGAACTATATTAGATAGCTCTAAACAAGACTTATGTGCAAATGTAGTGTGTACTCCTGCATGTACTCAAGGTTTCCAATATAATGTAAATCTTCATGATTGCAATCCTGCTTGTAACAATGTTGGTGGTGGTGGTATGACAAATCAGGAAGCACTTACTGTAGGTATGTGGTATTTTGATCCTGTATTTGGATATAAGATTCATGTTATGGAAGACTTAGGATGTATAGGTACTTGGACCTCAACTGTTCTTGCATCTAGTGGTAAAGCCACATGTGCAGAAGTGGTAGGTTGTCCAATTCCTGTATATGGATATAATTTCACAGTTACAGGACACTTAACTTCAGGAGATGCATGTGCTGATAATGTATATAGTATTACTTTATACTCCAGTGATTATGAACCAGTACTTGATTCAACAATAATGTATACTGATACAGCATTAATTACTCCTTTTACAGGAGGAGGTTTATGGTATCATAATTTTAATTATAACAGAGCATATCATCTTGATGAAGATGGTACTGTATTAGATAGTTTCTCCTGTCCTCCATTACATAATGTATATCAATATACATTACGCTCTTGTACTGATTGTGGTGTAACACTTGAAACAGGACAGATAATTAATGATACACCTTTATCTCCTGGTAAATGGTTCTTTACTACTTTAAGTGGTGGTGGAAGATTACTTATAGAATCTGATTTAGGTCTTACAATTGACCCTGCAAGTCACTTCTTTGTGAATGCAGATGGTGTAAATACATGTGCTGAAGTATCTTGTGGTCTTCCTGAAGCATTTGGTTATTCATATGACATCTATGATTGTAACTGTGTAAATCTTGGAGGTGGTAACTTATATAACAACACTGCACTTACAGTAGGTAAATGGTTTCTTAATCCTATATCAAACTTTAAATTTGTTATCACAGCATTTACAGATATGACTCCTGGTAGTTATAATACTTACTTTGATGCAGATGGTAAAGCTACATGTGAAGAAGTTGCAGGATGTATTTGCACAAGACCTACAGGATTAACCAGAGGTGCTCTTCTTGGAGAGTTTACCACAAATACTTCTAGTGATTGTGGTTTAATAAGTAGTAATATTAGAACTGCACCAAATTTAGCAGCAGTTTGTGATATGTGGGCAACATTTAAAGATTGTGTTTGTGTTCTACCACCAGATAGTTTTTCTAACTATGATATAGAATATTCTTCTATAGCTATAGGACAAAAATTGTATGCTAGTTATGGTTCAACTTCTTGTAGTGCTGTTCCTCTTCCAGGATTTTATTTCTTCTGGGACACAGTCCTTCCTTCATCTGTAACACTTATAAATTACTTCTGTCCAATAACAAGTATAACAATAGTAACTGTTGGAGCTGATGGAATCATCACTGCATTAGATACATGCACATACACTTGTGCTAGACCTATAGGATTAACTCAGGCTAGATTACTTGCAGATTTTAATACAAGTGCTGCTAGTCCATGTGGTGCAGCTTTCCATGATATAAGAAATGCTGTTGATTTTGATGCTGCTTGTGCACTGTGGCAAAACTTTAAGAACTGTGCATGTGCACCATTTAGTCCTCCACAGATTTCTAATTTTCCTGTAGAGTATTCTGTATTTACTCCAGGAGAGAAAGTGTATGTAGGTTATGGACTTACAAACTGTGCTGTTGTACCAGAAGGTAGATATTTCTTCTGGGATAGTACTGTTGGTAGTATTCCTAGTCTTCAAGGTTATTTATGTCCTCTAACACATGTGTCAATAATTAATATAGATGCTAATGGAGAAGTAATATCCTTAGATTTATGCACATTTGTTCCACCTCCTTCAAATTTTGAATACAATTATACAGAGTTTGTATGTGATGATTGTGGTGGAGATTTAGGAACAGATACTTTAGTTAATCTTACAGAACTTACTCCAGGTACTTGGTTCTACGAACCTAATGGTCATTCTAAATTTAGAATAGATAGCTTAGTAGGTATGACTTCTGATAGTCCTAATGTTGATTTTCTACAAGCAAATGGAACTGCTACATGTGCTGCATTAGTGTGTCCTAGATATATATATAATGTTAGTTACTTTGTATGTGGTAATTGTACTACTCCAAATTCAACAAGCACTATAATCAATCCTCAACCACTTACAGTAGGTACATGGCAGTTTGATTTTGACAATACTCTTTTAGTAAGCATAGATAGTTTAATAGGTACAACAAGTGCAGCACCTACATCTAATTATGGTGATGGTGATGCTTATGGTAGTTGTGGTGATGCTGCAACTAATTGTCCAGCAGTACCATTTGAACATATTTTAGTTGAGCAAGGAGTAAGTACATCAGCTGAAGCATGTCCTTTAAGTGGTCCTACAATAGCTTTATATTCAACAAGTGATACTGTAGGGATTAGTACTGTATTATATACAGACAATACTTTAACAACCCCTTTTAATGGTGGTGGTTTTTGGTATAGAGCACTAAATAATGAAGGATTTGTTTGGCAAATTCTTTCTTCTGGTGCTGTAAATGATAATGCTAGTTGTAGTTCTCCTACATTACAGAATGGAAATTTATTAATGTGGCTTACTGGTACTTCTTTTAATGGTATTCATGAAGCAGATGTTATTACTGGTAATGTAGAATTCTTAAGTAATCCTACCATAATAGGAACACCTAAGTCTTTATGTTGGAATAATAATACATTTGTAAATATTAGTTCTGAGGAGTTAAGAATATATGATATTACTCTTAGTCCTATTAGTTTTGATTTTGTTAATAATTATAGTGTTTCTGGAATTGCTAACTTTACTATGGGAAGACAATCAGCATTTTATACAGCAACACACATGATATGTACTAATGTTTTTGATCCAACTAATGTAGGTATAGACCAATTTATTCCATCTGATATTGCAACCTCTCGTTTTAATTTGTATAATTTTCCTACTAATATTATGCCTATTACAAACTTTTTAATGGCAGGAAATAAATTAATATTCTTTGCTAGTAATAATATTACTGGTGAAGCTTATTTATATCAAATTAATACTGATACTTGGACTGAGGAAATTGTATTCAATTATGGAGTATTACCTACAGATTCTCCTATGGCTATTTATTATAATTCTTATGATGGTAGTTATTATATATTTTCAGATGGTTTTCAGGTTTATACTGTAGATATTAATCCTTCATATGGTTTTACTCTTTCACCATTTAATTTTAGTTTTCCAGGAGCAATAACATTTCATATGCTTAATAATCAAATTGGTTTTGGAGGACCAGGATTTAATATCTAATATCATGGCACTAGATTTAAAAGTACAGAGTTTAAGAGAGTTTCTTGTAAGTTATCCTGCAGGACTGAAGAAAGATGCACCTGTAAAAACAGGAAGGTTGAGAGATAGTATTGCTACAAAAGCACCTACTCTCTCAACCATAATGGATATAATAACTGTTGCTGTAGATTATGCAATATATGCAAATGCAAAACACCACTTTGTGGAGAAAAATGATTACCAGATTGCAGAACTTGCAGAAGAATTTGCAGATGATGTGTGGGATTCATTCTATGAAGATAATAAAACACCTAATAAATAATAATCATGAGAAATTCAATAGAAATAGATTTCAAAGTATTACCTACTATAGATTATATAGTGTCATTTAACTATTATATAAATCCAACAGTAAATGCTAGTTTTACTGCAGTATCTGAAACAGCAAAGACTTTAAGATCTTCTGGTTTTCAATTTACCATAGGTGCAACTCCTGCAGATAGTGCTATAAATTATGCAGCTGCTTTAGCAATAGACTTTCCTACTTTTGTAACTGTTGTATCAGGTACTAAGGTTACAGTAACAACACCTAATGGAAGTCCTATATTTGGTCATAAGTTGAGTACTCCTGCAATAAGATATAAAGTAAAAACTGGTAGTAGCTATATAACCAAGTTTGTATTTACATCTAATCCAGGTGAGATGTTCTCAACTCCTTATACTATAACAGTACCTAAGTTGACTTCATATGATTTGTTTGCAAGATTCATAACAACACCTATTGCACCTTATGATATTACATTAGCAGGAACAATGGCTGCAACCATGTTAAACATGGAAACAGAATTACATGCTTACATAGCAAGTGCTGCAACAGTGTTCAATCCTTTCCAATATATAAGCAGTACAGCAGGTGATGTGAGTATAGAGATAGATTACTTACAGAAGGTGCTTTCAAGAATGGTGGTTTCTGGAATTCCTGCAGATGGAACTGATATTACTTTTAATATCATGAAGAACCATGCAGTTTTTGCCACAATTACCAAGAATATGTCTAGCACCCTGAATGATGTAGATAATGTGCTTATAGGTGCCAACATATTACTCACAGCAGAGAATTTTGTTAACAACATGAAAGTGTTTAATCATATTACTGATGTAGAATATACTTTAGTTGGTAGTGATACTATAGGAATAAGAACTACAGGAGGTGTACAGAACTTATGGTCAATTGTTATTACAGCAAATACCACAGGTGTAATAGCTTTAGGTACTGTGACAGATGTGATTGAAGCAGACACTATCCAAGAAATACCTATCCCTAATACCATAATTCTTGATACTGTTGCAATCACTAAAACAAGAGGTAGTGAACTTTATGTTACTTCAGAGCTTACTCCTTTTGTTAAGACAGAATTTAAGATATATCAATGGACTGGAAGCATATTCTCATTACCTGAATTACCTTATATCATTACTCACAAATCTAAGATAACTGATGAACAGGATAACATATATATTAATATAAATCCTTTTATTAAGACAGGATATAAAGCAGATTTGGATAGTTTCCTAACTACTGCTACTACAATAACTTTCACAACTGACCCTGCTGAAAGCAAATGGGTGAAAATAGAAGCAATAAACAGGCTTAATGATGGTGATGATACTGTAGATCCTGTTATTCCAGACACAATAGTAGGAACACATGAGCAATATTACTATGCTCTTGATGGGTATATTGATACATTAGATATTTATGAGAACCAAAACACAGATATATTACTTACAGGAAGAACAAGATTTGTAGACAGAGGCAGTAAACACTGCATATTCTTCAAAGCAAATCATATAGTAAGTGTAAGCTATACAACTTCAGCTGATAGTACACCTGTGATTGTCGCTTCATCTTCAGGAATTCCAGATACTAATGATTCCTATATCAGGGGAGTGAGAGTAAATACTGACTTAGACGTGGAATGGATTAAGTATGCATTTGAATATGATTTAGAATATTATGAAATAACATATTTTTTATATGAAGCATGTCAATCAGAGGGCTTTCAACTTGTCTTTAAGAATAGATATGGAATGCTTGAAGGATTTCCTGTGTCACAAAGAAGAGACAGAAGAATAACCACTACAGGAACAGAATATTTAAGAAGTACTGTTGATGTGAATGGAGTATACACTATAACAGACCACACAAGAAAGCAATACAATGTTTCTGGTAGTGATACAATTATTTTTAACACAGATTGGTTACCTGAGTATATGAATGCACCATTAAAAGAATTAATGTTAACAGAAGAGTTATATATGGTAGATCCATTTGGTGATGCACTACCTGTTGTGAAAGTTGCTGACAATTTGGCATTCAAAACCCAGCAGTATGATAAGCTTATCCAATATACTATTGAGGTAAGAACATCACATGATACTATTTTTAATATACAGTAATTATGACAGATATATATTTAAGATACCCTACAGATGGTACAGAAGTTCTTTCAGTTGGAAGACCTGGATTCAAGAAACTTGATTTATATAAGGATGAGAACATGGAATTTATTTCCAAGGTTGCTGACATATCTAAGTTAGATAAAGTATTCTCAGATTTCTCCAATAGCTTCACTGTTCCTGCTACACCCAATAATGATGAGATATTCAGATTTTATTATACAATTGATGTAGCAGAGGAATACTCCTATAACCCTAATATAAAAGTTGAGTGCTACATAGAGATAGATACAATTCCCTACAGATTTGCAGCAATCCAACTTGAGGGTGTGAAGATTAGAGAAGGAAGAATTGACAGCTACTCTATAGGAATATTTAGTGCCATCACTCAAGTGTCTGACCTCTTTGGAGAAGATTTATTAGGACAGTTAGATAAAGATAAAGCAGGTGTTAAGATGTATGATGGTTTATCAAGATATAATTATTTCAACACAGCATTAAATTATATTAAATCTATAAATGACCAGAGTTTTAATAGTGGTGCCACACTTACTCCTATGATAAATATGTCAGATAAGAAGTGGCAATTACATGGAACACCAGTAAGCACTGATGCTTTTATAAATATACAAACTACTCCTTTTGATTTCACAGCAACAAGACCTGCATTTAGAATTATACATATTATAGAAGCTATTGAGCAGAAATATAAAATCAAATTCTCCAGAGATTTCTTTGGTAGAGCTGAATTCATGAACTTATTCATGTGGTTGAATAAATCAGAAGAGTTCACTCTCACTGAGTTTACACACATGGTTATGATTGAACCATTGGTGTTAGTTTCAGGAGCTGATGATAGAATTGTATTAACTCCTGCAGGAGATATTGCAATAACTTACAGA